TCATGGGCTTGTACTGTCCCACTTGTCTCACTTGTACGCGTCTTGCAGTGACGATGTCTGACATGTGCCAAACCTCGCTGATGTGTACTGGTACTTCCTCCTTGAGTGAGCCTCCGAGTAGCACAGTGATGTACTGCACCTGCCCTTCAGCGTTGAGCATTGGCACGTCCTCGTGGCACACGAAGATGACGTGTTTCAGGTGCTTGCCTGTGACTTGAAGCACGGACTTGCACAGTCCTAGTGCGTGACGATTGCGGAAGCCGTAGCCCGCAGGACCGGGGTTCTCAAACTTGGAACCCGGCGCACTGACGTGACCGACTGAGTGTGCAACTGCTTTGCTCACGAATGCAGTCACGCTGTCGACCACGACAGTGTTGATGGATGGGTCACTCTTTAGAATGCCGTCGAGGTTGAAGGGGTTCACTGAGTTCACTTGACTCACACAGTTGTCCGGCTCTTGTGAGTAGTCGAGCAACAGCGTTTCGTCTGATACAGGCAAGGAAGCTGTCCCGTCTGGATCGAAGTTCAACCACAATCGTTTCCCCGGCGCAGTACCGGCGAAATGTGTCTTCCCGCACCCAGCAAGTCCCCACAGGAGCATTGACACACGACGTAGTGATGACTTGTTCACTACTACTTGTGGCGGCATTAGAACGTGTCCGCGTTGAGCAGTTTGCAGATGCGATCTGCTTCCTCGCGGGACGAGCAGATGCAGACGTAGTCACCGCCGTCACGGACGATGTAGCACCAGTCCGCTGCGTCCCACGTGGCTTCATCGTCGTCGTCCTCCTCGACTTCCACTTTCATCACGTTGTACTTCTCTACGTCATCTTCATGTGTCATCACGTTCCTCCATCTACTACTACTTCCTCAGTGATGTGGTCTAGTGGGGACCACTCTTCCTCGCGCATGTCCTGTAGTGCCTGCTCTTGCTCGTCGCGTGGCAGTGCACAGTACGGGATGAATTGGCATGCGGAGAAGTATCGGTTGCACGAGTGCGAGTACCGTGGAGCCAGCGTTGGCCGCGTCACGTATGCCTCGTACTGTGCGATGCCTTGGAAGAACCACTCACACCAGCGTACGCGGTCGTCATGTGTGCGTGTGCACAGCTCGACAGACACGCCAGTGAACGCATCACGTGGGAGTGGTATCTGTACTCCGAAGACGAGTGCCTCGTTGATCTCTTGTTCGAGGATTGCACTCGCAGCGATGGTGTAGCCTGTGATCTGGTGCGAGATTGCGAATGCCATGCGCCATGAGTCGGACATGCGCGCAGCAGTTTTGTTCTCGACTACTATTGGACGTGACTCGTTCAGGTGAATGCCGTCGATGCGTCCGCAGTAGTAGCCAGTCAGTCCGTCGTACTCGTTACGCACTTCTAGGACGAACGGTATCTCAACGCCGATGTGTGGATCGTTCACGTACACGGGCATCTCGCTGCGGAAGTACCTGTCTGCGTAGACGAGGCACGCCGATTCCATGTTGGTCATGGTACGCCGTTGGTCATTCGGGTCGTCGTAGTAGCCGCTACTGTGCAATGCATCGAGCGCGAACATCTGCGCGTTGTTGATGCGGTCGCTGTCCTGTGTGACTGCACACATAGATTCCCAACGCTCTGTGCCGAACAGGTGTCGCCCGTGACGACGAGCCTTCATCTCCTCTTCACCTAGTGGATCATTGTTGCGCTCATCCAGCAACGTCCACATTCGCAACGCAGCGAAGAAGTCGTGACACGCATGTCCACACTCCAGTGCAGTGTTGCGTCCGCCTTGTAGCATTGGGAACTCAGTCTTGTGCAGCCCGTAGCGAAGTACGCCGTAAGTCGGACACGTGTTCGCCGCAGTCAGCTTCGTGTAGTCATAGAACACTTGGCCACTTCGCCGCAAGGTAAGTGCGTCTGACATGGACAAGTTGCGTATCGAGTAACGCTCGCCACTCTGCTTGTTGTCGATGAGCATGTCAGTGTCCTTTCTTGTCATCTGACATGAAGTTGGTTGGCGTCTTGTCCTCATCGAACTCCTCGACGCTCTCGACGCGCACGCCTGTGTCTTTGAGCATCTCCTCGACACCTAGTTTGCGCAGGTTCGCATCACGTACTCCCATCTTCTCGATGAGTTGCACCATGAAGTCCTGCATGCGGTTGAACAGTTGTGCTACTTCCAGTATCTGCTGGTGTTGTATCCGCTGTCGTTCCGCTAGCATGCAGATCACGCTCGTGATGCGTGGGTCCATCTGCGCCTTGCGACACAGTTCCTCGATCTCTCTCACTCGTGGCATCGTTGCCATGTACGTGCTCCGTACGTTCAAGTAACACTTCTCCATCGGACAGTTCAAGGAACCATCCGCGGCACTTGTTGATGTCGTCTGCTGTCTTGTTCAGTCGTTCTTCTGTGATTGCGAGGTCACGGAGAATACGGGCAAGTTTTCGATCAAGTGATCGTTCAACATGTAGTTCTCTCGTGATCTTGTTGTTCGCCTTTACGCGGGCGACCTTCTCAACGATGATGGCGCGTTGAGCCTGCAACTGTCGTGTCCATTCGGATACTTGTTGCATTGTTGCTTGCCTGATGTGCATTCGATGCGTAGGCGTGTCACTCATTCGACACTCCTCACTGCTGAGCCTGCCTTTGCAAGCTCGTCTATGGCTATCTTCAACTCTAACACTGCCGCTGCTTCAGACGGCGCTGATCCTCCTAGTGTGAATGTGATTGCGTACTTCATCTTGTACGACCACGTGCGTGTGCCTGGGTGATACTCGACCCAACCGTGCATCCCTTTGTGTATTACGCGATAGCGCCGTGGTGGGACGCGTATCACGTTGATGTTGTTCTCAGGGTCCATCGGTTACTCAGTTCTAGGTGTGCACTTAGAAATGGCGGGGTGCACACGCACACAACAACATGTGCACCCCACCTGCGCTGACTATGTGTCCCACACACAGAACGTCAGCGCGTGTCTGCTACTCAGTACGATTGCGGCGTAGGATAGCAGGAACGAGACCACGAACACGAGTAGGAGTCGTGAGATCAGCATAAAGAGCGCGGACCTCTTCCTTCTCTTCGTCGCGACGCTTCTCACGTTCCTCCTCACGCTTCTCCTCTGCATCCTCGGGCTTCGGGTTCGGATCAATGAGCGCCATGTCTACGGCGACACTGCGCAGTGACTTGTCATCGAGTTGCAGCTTCTCGTCTAGTGAGACTTCCTTCTTCTCACCGACATACACTTCCGTGCCAGACTTGAGCCATGCAAGGGGAACTCCCCAACGCATGCCGTCCCAGCGTATCGAGTCCATACCCGTTGGCACACCACGTCCGTCTACGAGTTCCACGACGACGCGTTTGCCGACGTAGTCGAATGCACGGCGATCACCACCGTACCTACGGATCACTTCAGGATCATCCAATCCTGCGATGAACTCCAGCTTCTCGATGGTGAGCTTCTGTCCGTCCTTCACACACGTGAGTGTGCCGTCGTAACGAGTGCCAGCTTTAGTGAACACACCGTGCGTGCTTCCGCTGTGCTGATTGGCTACAAGTGTCTCGCCTTTCACGGCTTTACGCGTGCGATACGCCTCAAGAGAGTACTTGCACATGTGTCGTCCTTTCTACGTTGCAACGAATGCGGCACCGCGCTCCGCCCGCCTCACCACTTAGAGTAGGTGACACTCCACCACACTGTGTGTCTGCGACACAGGTGATCTCAGTCCGGGGCTCATCCTCGCGGGGGGTAGGGAAGTGACGCGAGTGTGCTCATCGGCGGGGGAGAATGCCCAGAGCACTGATGACTATGCGTGCGCTTGGTGGAACACGCATTTCGGGGACGGCGTAACCCACACCCCAGCTTGTTACTCAGTAGTAGTGGATGGACGCAAGTGGAGTGGCTTCTTGCCCTCTACTCGCGCATGCTCGATGATAGTCTCAGCAGCACTTGCACTGAGCTTCCCTTCCGTGACGAGCACAGTGCGTAGCTTGTCTACGTCAATACGCATCTGTGCGTTCGTCACCTTGTAGTTGAGTACCACGTTGTCGAATGGCTCGCTGAAGTCCTGTCCCGGTATCAGCTCATCTGCGTTGATGCCGAGCAGCTCGCACATCTTGGTCTTGCATGTATCGAACTTGCTGTTCGTCCACGCTTGCATCGTGCGAGCGAGGTAGAAGTCCGCAACTGCACGGTGCTTTGCGTGGAACTCTTCGACTTGTGCGTTCCTGCGCTTGTCTACGTTGCCCGGTAGTCGTACAGCGTCAGGAATGCGAATGTCCTTGTCGTCGAACACATCCGCGAGCCGTTGCTGTATGCGCCGACTGATCGGCAGCTTAACCGCTTTGCTCGTGCCCATTAGTAGTGCCTCCATGCCACCGCCTTCTACTATATGTGCTTCACATGGACAAGACGGTAGCATAGGAATTCCATGTGTGCAACTAGATTTCTATGTGTGCACTTGCTTCTTCTCATCAACGTAGCATGTGCATGAGTCCCACTCACTTGTGGTTTCATCCACTGGCAAGCCGTCCCAGTCCATACACCAATGCGCGTACTTACCAGTCAGGACAGAGCCACGCCAGCGTAGACAGTCTTCGTTCCAGTCAATGACATTACGCAGTGGATCATTCACCACTATTCTCCTCTTCACGGTGTCGTTGGTCGATGTGGTCACGCAGTACCTTGCGCCTGTAGCCACTGAGCACATCAGTTACAGTACTCCGTGTCAGTCGCACGCTGTGCTTGTCGCTCACGTACTTAGCGATCTGCGAGTGCGTGAGTCCCGGCGCGTCCTTGTTGATGCGTAGAATCTCCTCGATCACGGCGCGCGTGTGGCCTTTGCGTCCGCGCAGCATCATGTCGAGCATGTTGTCTTTGTGTGTGCCTGTCTCCATGTGCGCAGGGTTGCAGCACAGTGGATTATCTACGTGTGCACCTAGATCGTCAGTGCAGTTGTGACGGATGATCAGGCGCGTGTTCTCAATGTCGAAATCAGGATGCGTCAGCCAGTAGACAAGGCGATATGCGATTACTTTCCGCTTGTTGTATTGGAAGTAAGGCAAATTCTTGTCACTGACCGACGCAGTCCATAGCCAGCACGTACTAGGCGCTACTGGCGACATGTTGATGTGTTTGAACACATCTGTAGGCTTGTTATACCTGCCCACGCGCTTACCCCGTTGTGCGTGGTTTTACTAAGGAGTGCTGCTAACACTCCCAACTTACATAGACACCTTCGTACGCGCGTAGCTCGGGAACTCAGGGAACTCCCGCACGAACATGCGAATGCGTGCAGCAGTCCAGCCCGGAGGCTCGGCCCAGCGTTCATAGCCGTCAGAAGTGGGAGTGCCATCACGACGCTTGCCCGTAGCGAATGGCGAGCGTGTGTGGTATCCCTCTGGCGTCATCTCCACGTGTCCGAACAGGAACTGTGCGTGGATTGGACTCAGGTCGAACAGCTTCTCCACAGCAGCGAGGTGTTGGTGCTTCTTCTTGAACCACACTCGCGGCTCGTTGTCGTTTGCGTGCCATACAAGTCCGCGAGCCTGTAGCTCGGGCACCTGTGCAGCGTAGTACAGTGCATCCTGCGCGTAGTCTGTCATGCAGAATGGCGCTCCGCCGATACTCTCCAACTTCTCTGCAATGAGCAGTAGCAGCTTCTCGTTCTTCATGGAACTTGCTCCTTTGGTATGGATGTTCGTCGCCAAGTCTAGGTGTGCACCTACTTTCATCGCACTTGGAACCAGTCCTCTGTGCCATCAGGGCGGACAGTGACACGTTCAATGCCACCGTCTGCCTTGAGGTGCAGCTTGGTTCCGTGTTGCATCGCTAGGTTGTGATGTAACCACATGATCCAGCACTGCGTCTCAGTGTCATAGACCAAGTGGATGAGCTTCGTGCCGGGTGGTATCGCTACCGGGATCGTTGCCCGCAAGTTGCTCTCCCATTGTTACTATTCTACCATGGATTGCACGGGAAGTCAAGTGTCTTTCTCCTCAGAGTTGAATCCCTCCTTGAATGCTGTAGCACCGTCGATGATGAAGTCAATGAACGTGTTGGCTTCATCGTGTGTCATGAGCACGCACATCTGCGCCATGCTGCCGAGTTGGATGTCAGCGAGTTTCCTTATCTCGTTATGCATCAGTCGTGATGTCATGTGCACCTCTTACGTGCGTCGTGAGAAGAGTTCGCGGAGTCGTTGTTCGATCTGCCAGAGTCTGTTGCGACGCCAGCGATTGATGACTGCGTTGTCGGTCTGAGGAAGTGCACGGATGCGATCTTCTTCTTCGCGCAAGTCGCGTGGGCTGTACCAACCTGCGAAGGCGGATGCGTTGCCCTTCTGTGTTGATGGATGTAATCGTTGGTCGTCCTCCTTGTCGGTCATGGGTCAGTTCCATGTGTGCACTTACTTGTTCACTTCCTCGATGGCAGCGAGTATCGCCTTCAGCTTGGTTAGATACGCTTGTTTCTTTGCAAGCACTGCTTCTGTGTTTACAATGCGTGTTTTCAGGCTTTTGATCAGGTACGATGGTGTGCCTGTCTCGTACGGTTTGCGCTTACCTTGCTTTGCCATTGTTCTTCACCCACACGCGTTTGTAGCCAAGTGCGCGTCCTGCGGCTTCGAGCGTGGCGGATTGCGGCCTTCGCGTCGTGCCGAAGAACCAGTTGTGCATGCAGGTGGTAGTGGGTCCGCCTGCAAGTTCGATGTCGTGGAGTTCCTTGTAGCCAAGCTTATTGCCGTACGTGTCTTGTATCAGTGTACGGA